AAAAGGAAAGATTAAAGGCTGCTGAACTTCTTGGGAAAAGATATAGGATTTTCTCTGAGAAGTCAGAAGTTGAAGAAGAACAGCTTGATAAGTTAGATAAGATACTTGGGGTGATTGATAGTGAAGCTAAGTCCTAAGCAAAAAGAATTTTGGAACAACTGTAACAGAAGATGGAATATTAAGAGCGGAGCGACAAGGTCGGGTAAGACTTATCTTGATTATTATATAATAGCAAAACGTATAAGAGCCTGTGAAGATAACGGGCTTATTGTACTGCTCGGAAATACTCAAGGTACATTGGAGCGTAATATTCTTGACCCTATGAGAAGTATTTGGGGAGACAAACTTGTAGGTCACATTTCATCTAATAATAAAGTAAAGTTATTCGGTCGTGAGGCTTATGCTCTTGGAGCGGATAAGAAAAATCAAGTGGCACGTATTCAGGGGGCGGGCATTGAATATTGCTATGGCGATGAAATTACTACTTGGTCGGAGCCTGTTTTTCAGATGCTTAAGTCAAGACTTGATAAGCCAAATTCGTGTTTTGACGGTACGTGTAATCCTGACAGTCCAAACCATTGGTTTAAAACATTTTTAGAGTCAAATGCGGATATATTCCATCAGCATTATATAATTGACGACAATCCGTTTTTGACTGAAAAATTTGTTAGAGAGTTAAAAAAAGAATATGCAGGTACAGTTTTTTACAACAGATATATACTTGGTCAATGGGTGAGAGCAGAGGGAGTAATATACCCTATGTTTTCACGAGAAAAGCACGTTGTACCATCTATTAACAGAAACTATGAACAGTATTATATATCTGTGGACTATGGAACATATAACCCGACATCAGCCGGTCTATGGGGGCTATGTGAAGGTAAATGGTACAGGGTAAACGAGTATTATTATGACGGTCGAGCAAGAGGAATTCAAAGAACGGATGAGGAACATTATAAGGCAATAAAAATTCTTGCAGGTGACAAAAGTATAAGAAAGATAATAGTGGATCCGTCGGCTGCAAGTTTTATAGAAGTAATAAGACGTGACGGTCAATATTATGTAGAACAGGCAAGCAATCGTGTTATAGATGGTATAAGAGATGTCGCTGTGCATTTGAATGCGGGCGATATTTTAATTTGTGATATATGCAAAGACTGTATACGAGAATTTGAAGGATATTGTTGGGATGATAAATCCATAGAAGACAGACCTATAAAAGAAAACGACCATGCTATGGATGATTTGAGATATTTTGTGAGATCTGCATTTAATGCAGACAGGTTCAGTTTTTAAAAAGGGGGTGTAATTTTTATTGCTTAATATGAGTTTGTTTAAATATATGTTTGATAAAAACAGAGCTATGACAAAACTTGAATTTTTTGAAGCTGAACTCAAGGCTTGGGAGACTTCACAAAAACGCATAGAGATGTTGGACGGTCAAAGATATTATGAAGGTACTCACGATATATTAAAACGTAAAAGGACAATGATTGATGATAACGGACTTGAGGTGGAAGTAAAGTATCTTCCTAATAATAAAATCATCGACAATCAATATTCAAAACATGTTGATCAAAAGGCTGATTATTTACTTGGTAAGCCGTTGTCCTTTCACAGCGAGGATAAAGATTATGAAAGACAGGTTCAAAAAATATTGGGAAAGAAGTTTTTCAGAACCATAAAAAACTGTGCAATTTCATCTTTAAATAGTGGAATTGCTTTTTTATACCCATATTACAACAACAATAGTGAGCTTGATTTTAAATACTTTTCCGGATGTGATGTCTTGCCTTTTTGGAGAGATGATACACACACTGATTTGGAATGTGCTTTAAGATTATATAATGTGGAAGAATACACAGGCACTGTCAAACAAATAAGCAAAAAAGTTGATTTATTTGAAAAAGACGGCGTTACAACTTACGACTTTACCAATGGTAAGTTGAAGTTGGAAAAAGACAAAACATCATATATAAATCTTAACGGTCAAGGATATAACTGGGAGCATATACCACTTATTGCAATAAAATATAACCATAGAGAAATACCGCTTATAAGACGTGCAAAATCAATACAGGACGCTATAAACTTACTTCAATCCGACTTTACCAATAATATGTCCGAAGATGTAAGAAATACTGTGCTGGTGCTTAAAAATTATGACGGCACTAACCTTGATGGTTTTAGAAAAAACTTGGCGACATATGGAGTAATTAAAGTCAGAACAATGGACGGTATTGCAGGTGATGTAAATTCATTGCAAATTGCAGTAAATGCAACTAACTATGAGTTGATTTTAAAGTTGCTGAAAAAAGCCTTGGTAGAAAATATGAGAAGTTATGACGTCAAAGAAGAGAGTCTTTCAGGCAATCCTAATCAAATGAATATACAGTCAATGTATAGCGATATGGATCTTGACGCAAATTCTATGGAGACGGAATTACAAGCAAGTTTTGAAGAGATACTTTGGTTTGTAAATAATCACTTGGCTAATAATAACCTTGGTAAATTTGATGATGATATAGATGTAATATTTAATAGAGACATCCTTATCAACGAAGGGGAGGCAATTTCAAACTGTGTCAAATCTGTCGGCTTGCTATCTAACGAAACTATAATCGCCCAGCATCCTTGGACAAAAGATGTAGTCATCGAACTTGAAAGAATAAAAAAACAAAAAGAGCAGGAGTTAAAAGAGTTGGAAAACTACGCAGCTTTCGGCGGTGATATACATGCTCATGAATAAAAAACAATTGGAAGATGCCTTTACAGCTCTTGAAGAATATAGAAACAAAAAAAGTGCAGAGGCTTATAATAAGGTCCAAGATATATATGACAATGCAGACAGGCAGATAAAGTTGCTTATTTTTTACTATTTTTCCATTATGTCCCAACGAGGTGAGGTAAGTTTTGAAAGTGCTAAAAGATTTTTAAAGTCTGAAGAACTTAAAACATTCAAAGGTAATATAAAAAGTTATATTGAAACCGCAAAACAAATTAAATATCCTCCTAAACCGTCGGCTAATTTGCAAATGATGATGAGTAGGCAAAATATAAGCGTTGCCGATGCTTTGAAAACAGAAGTAAATCATCAAATTGAATATGCTTTTTCTACCTCTTATGATATTCTTGAAAAATATATATCTGATATCTATAAGGAAAGCTATTATAAATCAGCATTTGAAATCCAAAAAAGTACCGGATCCGGTAAGCTCCTGCCACCACCAAAAGATATGGACAATCTTATGGGACTTCCTTGGAAGATTGATGATAACAGCATATCTGACAGAATATGGAAAGATAAAAGCAAGATGATGAGAGAAATCGAAAGGGAAATTGCTATTGATATCAACACAGGTAGAAGCCCGCAAATAAGTGCTGAAAATATATCTCAAAAGTTAGGAGTGGCGAAGAGTAATGCTAAGAGATTGATATTAACCGAAGAGGCGAGATTTGGGAGTATAGCGCAAATGCAATCGTACAAGGAAATGGGGATTGAAAGATATGAGATACTGGCAACATTGGATCTTAGGACAAGCAAGATATGTCAAGATATGGACGGTATGATATTTTTTGTAAAAGACTATGATGTCGGTGTAAATGCCCCACCCTTTCACCCAAGATGTAGGACAGTAACTATTCCATATTTTGACGATGATATTAAATCAACAAGAGCAGCAAGGGATATTGAGTCAGATAAAACGCATTATATAAGCTCTGATATGACATATGATACTTGGAGACAAAAGTATGTAAATGTGGATAAATCAGAAGAAAGCGGGTATAATATAAATATAAATTTACAATTATTTGCCAATAAAGATTTGCCGAAACAGACAATCAAACAGATGGAAAAAGGCATTAAATCATACAAAAAACAAATTGATATCCATAATGACAAAATAAATAATCCGCAAAAGTACGTTGAAAATTGGGATAAATTGGATAAACTTAATCAGGATGGGTTAATTAGACATTGGAATAAAGAGATAGAAACATTTAATAAAAATATTCATGATAATATCGAAGAATTGAAGAAAAGAGGTGTTGAAATTGATTAAAAATGAAGATTGGACATGGACACAAGAAACTCTAAAATCTATAATTTCAAGAGTAATACAAAGACGTGATGAATATGAAAAAGAAAAGCAAAATGATTTTGATGCAGGTATAGTTATGGGATATGACTTTGTTATTGATATGTTTAAAAATGATTTGGAAGGCAGAGGTTATAATTTTGATGAATTTATGAGCTGAAAGTTTTATGGCTAAATAATATATTCGAAAGGTTATAGAAAATATCTTTAAAAGAAAATAAGAGCTATTTTATTATATTAATCAAGTATTTAAGACACTTTGAATCAGTGTCTTTTTTTATGCCGTCTTTTTGGTATTGCAGACGATAAAGAACAAGACAATAACAGCAGACTGAACTGCGATAACAAATGTATTTGAACTAAGGAGAAATAAGATGAAAAAAGAAGAATTTATTAAATTAGGACTTGATGAAGAAACGGCAACTAAATGTGAAACTGCGTCTATGGATGAGCTTAAAAAGTTTATTCCAAAGAGCAGATTTGACGAAGTAAACGAAGAAAACAAGGTATTAAAGTCAAACTTAACTGAAAGAGATACACAACTTGAAACGTTGAAAAACAGTGCCAAAGATAATGAAAATTTAAAAGTTGAGATTGAAAAACTTCAAGGAGAAAATCAAAGACAATTAGAAGAATATCAAGCTAAAATAGATGAAATGAAGGTAAATAGTGCTATTGAAAATGCCTTGCTTGGTGCTAAGGCTAAAAATATTACCGCAGTTAAGGCTCTACTTGATACAAAGACTGTCAAAATTGAAAAAGACGGGAGCGTTACAGGTATTGCCGAACAGGTCGAAAAACTGATAGCTGATGACAATACGAAGTTTTTATTTGATATTTCTTCAAGTAACCAAGGCTTTCAAGGTCTTAATCCGATGAATTCAAACAATCAAAATGTAGACATCAACTCATATGAAGCAAGGTTGATGAATGCAAGGAACCAAAACAATCAGCTTGAGGCTATCAAGATTAAACAAGAGGCGGCGGCTGAAGGTATCACATTATTATAATTTTAATTTTAAAAAAGGAGACATATTATGCCACAAGTACAAGGAATAGGAAATCTATGGAATTTACCAAATTATTCGGGGGAACTTTTCACAGCTGACCCTACGCAAACACCGTTGCTATCAATGATAGGAGGACTTACAGGCGGAATGCAAACAGATAATTTTGAATTCCCAACAGCT